GCCAATAAAAGAAGTTTTTCTTCTTTTACAACAAATGGACGATATTTGATTTTTTTGCCATTAGATGGAATTTCCAACTCATAGGTTGGAAGCACAACTTGTGGTAATGCCATTATGTTTAGACCAGATCATATGTATATTTAGCGCGACTTTTTTGACCAAAAATTAGCGGAAAAAATTTTCCCAGTTTTATGGAATTGAAAAGTCAATTTTGAATTAGTGCTTTATCTTGAACTGCAGTAATATCACGATTGATAGTGTAGTGCCTTTGATACTTAAATTGTGCTGTTACTTTTGTAATCTGGGATGATCCAAACTGAAGTGGAACAGCATCAATAGCATATGGATAAGATCTCTCCATAACATAGGTAATTGGTCGTCTTTGAGTAGTTGATTCTGGTCCAGATTCTGTTTTTGTTATTTTTATAGTGCTAACATAATCATCCATATACGCTAACCTAGTCGGCCGATCTTCAAGAATATTTTCTCTTCCCCCTTCACCTTCATTAAAAATAGAACTATGCCAAAAATTCAATCCTTTTAAAATAGATAAGTTAGCATCTAACATAAAAGAAAGTTGGAATTCAGTAAAAACTCTGGTATGTGGATAATCTACAGATCCTAAACCTAGATAAAGACCATTTTGTGTTCCAGTGGCAGTGTTTATATTTGGTAATTGCGCTTCATCACAAAAATATTCAATCTCATCAGATTTAAAATAAGACGTGGCAGGTCCTTCAAAACTAACAACAAAATTATTGCTAAATGACATTCCGCCACCTGCAGATACCCTTGATAAAAATCTATTGATAGACACACTAAATACCTATGTTGGTCCAACTATATTTATGGCATACTCTGGATTGTATAAACCCATCAATCCTGGCAAGTATCGTGGAAATCCAACTCGTGTTATCTATAGATCATTATGGGAACGAAAGTTCATGGTGTTCTGTGATAATAATCCGTCAATAATAGAGTGGGGGAGCGAAGAGGTAATTATACCCTATCGTGCTCCCGATGGTAGAGTGAGGAGATACTTTCCAGACTTTTATATCAAAGTTCGTGAAAAAACTGGTGCTATCACCAAATATATTATTGAGATTAAACCCAAGAAACAAACTACACCCCCGAATGACAAAAACAAAAAAACTGCTGCCTATCGTAATGCTGCTCTGACATACGCAAAGAACTACGCAAAGTGGTCCGCTGCGCGTGAGTATTGTGAAGACAGGCAGATGAACTTCTTAATACTTACCGAAGATCACTTAGGAGTATAACAATGGCAACAGGATTTGCAAATATCCAACGTAACAATGTCAATAAAGATCCTGGATACAAAACACTTTTTGAGAGAGTAAGCAATGCTACAAAAGGAGAGAAAAAGTCGCTCTCCTGGTATCGCAACGCAGTCAAAGCAGAAGCAAGTCAATATAAAAAGAACTTCAACAAATACATCATGGACGAACGCAAAGATCGTGCTGGTGCTGCTAAAGAGCAAGATAAGAATGAACTGCGTAGATATACAGTAGCAGGTCATCTGTATATGTTTGAGTACAAGGCAAAGATGAAGTGGTTGCCCTACTATGATAGATTTCCTTTAGTATATGTTATTAAAGCGCCAGGAAGAGATGAATTTTGGGGTGCTAATTTACACTATCTCTCTCCAAAAAAGAGATTGATTGTCACTAAGAAACTAATACAAGGTAGAATTGACATACCTAAGGTATGTTTTCATAAATATCTATCAGCACATGTAGAAGGACTATATCTTGACCTCGCTGCGAATGAATGGGATACTGCCATTCTATTGCCAACTGAGGACTATGTGAAAAATATAAACGGAATGACATTTCCTATTGACAAACAAATTGTCTGGGAAGAGACTGATGAGAAATTCTACGATAAAATCACAGGATCTAGAATGATTAAAGGTTACGGCAACAAGCAGTCAAAGGAGATGGCTAAGTAATGGCAGACCAAAAACCAGCTACAGCTACACTTCAGCTAAAATCTCCATCAGAACCAACAAAAGCATATTATTACGACCCCACAACAGATAAGGTATGGTACAAATACGAATCTCAGGGAAATAATTATTATTCATATTGGACGGAGCTTGGTGGTTCAAAAAAAGATGATCTAAAAGCAGCAAATAATGTCGCAGTATCAAAGGCAGCAACAGAAGCATTTGCTGCTGGTGGTGGACAAACAAAAGTAAACCTAAAAGGTCTCAGTAATGTTTCTCGCCCCTCAGATTCAACCTGCTTCAGATATCCAAGAGATAATGGTGGTATTGCTGCTGATGCTGACTATGTAATGTTCAAATTTTATGATTATGTTCCTCCATATAGCAGTCAAGGAGACACATCAAAAGACTACAACCAAAGTTCTAATTATACCGAAGCTTCTTCAAAGTTCAAGACTATTATAATGTATATGCCAGAAGATATTTCAACTGGTTTTAGAGCTGGTTGGACTGGCAAATCTATGGCAAACACAACAGCAAAAGCTCTTAGAGCTTTAGGACAGGAAGGTGTTGGAAACAAACTAGGAACAGCTGCTAATGAAGCAAAATCTTTTCTAGAAACAGGTGGTGCTCTAGCTGGGGCAGCAGTAGTTCAAAGTATCGTACAGACATTGAGTGGAGAATCTCTATCATATGATGATATTTTTGGTGCTACTGAAGGAGCAGTTCTAAATCCAAATACAGAATTGCTATTCAGTAATATTGATCTCAGAAACTTCTCTTTGAATTTCAAATTAGTTCCTAGAAGCACAGATGAAGCAAAAGATGTTAGAGGAATTGTAGAAAGTTTCAAAAAAGCAATGCTTCCGTCAAAAGATCCTGGAGAAGTATTTGGATATAATAAGGCTGCCAACAATAAGGGTATACAATTAGGATTTATTGGTGTTCCAAAATTATGTAGAGTTTCATTTATGAAAGGAAGTGGCGAGCATCCATACCTGCCACGATTCAAAATGTGTGCTATCATAAGTGCTGATGTAAACTACACACCAGATGGAGCATATGCTACATACTATGATGGTCAACCAGTAGCAATGAGTCTATCGCTTAGTTTCCAAGAGACAAAGATCTGTTTCGCAGAAGATATTGGCGATCCATTAAAAGGAGGTCATCAATAATGTATTTTTCCATAGTTCCTAACATCTCATACGATGAGAAACCAATCAGTTATCCATTCTCAGAGTCAGACTTTGTAACTGCGAAGAATTTCTTCCGTAGATACAAACTGAATGATGATGTCTTTTCTAATGCTGTCTTCTTCAAGAAGTATGCTATCGAAGAAGGAGAACGTCCTGATACTATCGCACAAAAAGCATACGGCAATCCTTTCTATGATTGGATCATTCTATTGACAAATAATATGATCAACGCACAATATGACTGGCCACTTAATAACTATGAAATCTATAAAGTATTAGAAAGTGAGTACGATGATCCATATGGAACCATTCATCACTATGAAACTTATGAAATAGGTCAATATGTAGAAGGTTTACGTGTTGATGAGACGTTCTATAGTAGTACTCAAAAATTAAACATCAACGGATCAATAGTTACAAAAAATGGTAACGAGATTTGTCGTCCCGTTACCATTGCTGAGTGGTTTACCAGTGAGAATGAGAAGAAGAGAGAAATTTATCTTCTTAAACCAAACTATCTACAACCGTTTGTAGATGATTTTAGAAAACAAAATAAGTATAAAAAGTCTGGAAACTATATCAACCAGAGACTAAAAGAAACTGGTTGATCTTTTTCAGCAATTTTTTTGCGGAAAAATTTTTTCCAGATTTATGGAATTGTCAATCAAAATTTGAAATAATGATCTTACACTTCTTCAAGTTTTGTTTGCAAAAAGCACGAACATAACTATCTACATCTGTGCTCATAGTATAATGGGCATTGATGTGAAGTCCCTGTACAAAGATCAGGAACCCCACGATCAACAAGTTAAACTGAGTAACTGGATGAAACAATACCTTCAGGTATTTCATCACTCCTCAGCAAGGCGAGCGAAGTAAGACAGAGCATCGTCATCATCAACGACTGCCTCTTGCTTTACAGGAGATGGTGCACTCATCTGTTGACGAAACGATGAAGGAGTGGTGATATCAGGATCATTAAACCCACCAGTAGCAACAGGAGATGGATCAGGATATGGTTCATACTCTTCATCGTCAACGCTAGGGCGAGTAGCAGGACGAGAAGTAACACCGAGCACAAGGTTTAGACGTGCTTCAAGTTCTTCATAGGTCTTGAACTGATCTTTGTTAGTAAAAGCTTCAAGAGAATACTCAGTCTTCCAGATAGTCTCAAGGTCATCATCATCTGCACTGAGAGCAGAGACAGAATCAAACTCAGAAGAATCATAGTTCCAGTAACCTGCAACCTTCTTGATCTTCAGTTTGAAGTTAGCACCTTCCCAAAGGTCAAAGACATTAACAGGTGTCTCGTCTTGGAACTCAGGTTGCATAGCAGCGAGGATCTTATCATGGATCTTCTTGCCATACTTGTAAAGAAACACTTTACCTTCATTCTCAGGATGCTTAGGATCCTTTACGACATAGATGTTGCTGTAATACTGAAGCTTGCGCTTCTGCTTACGAGCAGTCTCTTTGTCTTCATCACTACCGCTGTTCCAGAGTTTGCGGTTTACTTCACCAACAGGATCCTTCTCGTTGATAGTAGTCAAAGAGTTCTCAATATACCAACCACCAGGTCCTTGGAAGGCGTGAGAATATAGTTTTGCCCAAGGGATAGACTCACCATCTGGTGCTGGGAGGAAACGAATAACAGCATATCCATTTCCAGAAGCGTCAACTTCTGGTTTCCAGAAACGTTCGTCAACGTTCTTACCACTAGCAGATTTTTCAAGTTCTTTTTGAAGGAACGAGAAGTTGTTCTGAGATTTACGCTTTAGATCTGCAAAAGACATAGGATTTTCTTAGATTAAATTTGGATTTGGTTTGTGTGATGCCCTATCACTCAGTCATTATAACAGGCACAGAGTCGGGCGTCAATCCTCTGTGCCACTTTGAAGTTTGTCCTTCATAAATCGGACTTTCTCCAGTAGTTCATCAAACATTTGTTCAACAGTAGTTCCTGGAGTAGCACCTAGCATAACAATACCTTGCTTCATTGTCTCAAGTACAGAGACAGCTTCTGGATCGTCACTAAGCTTGATGCGAGCATGAAATATTTTTTGCTTTTCAATTAGCAATTCTAATTTTTCAAAGTAATCAAGTTTTCTTTTTTCATCAAGAAGAACAAAGTTCATCGCTGATCTAAAACAAAACTGTTGTAGTTCCATCATCTCTTGGATGTTACCACGTACTAATTCAGATTGAAAGAAGCTCATACTAGCATTAATTTGGCACGACTTGTTTTTTTCATAAAGTTGAGTTGCTGTGCCTCGTAACGAAGTTTTTCCTTCAGAGGTTTGCTAATCAACTTTGACACATTATCTATTTCAATTTCATTTAATTCGCAATAGTGGATAACCGAATCAATGTAATTCATATCAGGATTGTGCAAGGCAATCTTCTCCACCTCCTGCGAAAATCTCGCAGATGTCATAAATTTATCCTCTAATAATTGTTTTTTCTCCATATCGTTCTTGATACTCCGCGATGTAACTCATTAACTTCATAAAGAATTCTTTCTTAGGTGGAAGCACCTTGACTTGAGTTTCGCCGTTCTCGCAAGCAACGATAGTTACAAGTTGTTTAACATTCAACCCGTAATTTTCTTGCAGCATACAAGCATATGCAGTTTCTTGAACAAAATAATCGTAAAGATATTTTTCACGCTTGGGTTCTGCAGCGGTTTTAAAATCAATAATAGATAATACGCCGTCAAATTCAGCGATACAATCAACACGCCCAGCCAACTCCAGGTGTTTGGAATAAAGCGCTGCTTCCTGTAAGTAAATA